GTGTAAGCTGTTGTTGCTGCTGTAAAACTTGCACTATTATCATAAAGTGCAATATTAAAAGTATTACCTGTTGTTGCTGTCAGATTATGAACACCCTTCATTAATTCTACTTTAAAGGACGTACACAAAAAGTTACCAGTAAAAGCCATCACATTCTCCTTATATATTCGGCAAGCTTTAAGTTTCCTGAGTCTTTAATTGCATTATATACAGTAGTTCTATCACTTTTAATAGCCTGAACCATATAAATTGCAATAATTTTCTCCATTTCTTTTCGGTAGGCATGAGCCTGTTCTCGTATTGCAGGATGTGCATTGTCAGATATACCTATAATCTTATTAACGCATCGCATCGCTGTTTCTTCAGGAGTAAACCCCCTGTTATCCGTAGTTTGAACTCCTACTGATCCAACAGTAATTCCTATTGGTTCTGTTAACATTACGTTTTAGCCTTTCTTATCTGACCTGATGTGTACTCATCACTAACTTCTTGCGCTTCACCAAGATTCTTTAATCTTTGAAGAGCCTCCCCAAGTCGTGCATTGTACATTCCCATTACATCTTGTTCGCCCTTCATGTAGATATAACATTCTACTAAAGAGGCATACAACAAAGCTATTTCTGCATTATCACTCAACCAAGACACCGTTGTGTCGGCTCCAATAGATGACAAAGTACCTGTAGCTCCACTAGAGCTTCCTGTAATTGTTTCGCCCACAGTAAAAGATCCGCTAGGTATGCCTACTGTAAGAATTGTTGAAGAATTAACTTCACTCACAGAACTAGATTGTCCACTTGTTCCTCCAGTAATAGTATCGCTAGTAGTAAAAGTTCCTGTTACGGAGGTTAACGTAAGTTGAAATAAACTAGAAGTAATGCTTGTTGGTCTATAAAAGTAACTTAAAGAAGTTGTGTACCCACTGTCAGGAGTAGGAGCCAAAACAAAACTATTTATGTCAAATTGAGCGTAATATCTAGGAGTTCCTGTAGTAGAAACACTTGGATTAAAAGATTGAATAAACTCAAGTTCTTTAAACTGTAGGTACTCATAGCTACTGCTATTTGTTACGCTAAGAGAAAAAGGAGCTAAAAAATCAGAAGGGACTGTAAGGTATTGGTTTGATGAAGTCATACTTCCAGAAACATTTTTTTGAAATACGTTTAGCTGGACAGACTTAATTATTCTTTCTTCACCAAGTCTTATAAATATAGGCAAATTAGAAATAAAAGAAGTTTCATCATTCTGAGTGTAGTCTTGCAAAGTAGATTTTAAAGTTGAATATGTAAAACTCATGTTGTCACCGTCACACTTCCCACGCTTGATGTAGCTTCAAAAGATGTTAGTTCTGTCCCTAATATACCATTTCCAATATTAGTATATACTGTAAATTTTACATTGTCATCTGATTGATCGGGTCTTGCATTTTTTATACCTTCAGGATCTGGTCTTTTTCTCAAAGGAGTTAATTGAGGATGTTTTTCTTCCCACTCATCTTTTCCTACAAGAAAACCATTCCATTCTTTTCGCATATCACGCAAACGATAACGAAACCCAGATCTATCTGATATTCCATAAGCATATTTACCTGACGCAAATTTAGACAANTCTATAATCCCCTAATGCTGGACTAATTCTTACAGAGGCTCTATCTCTATCNTCTGATATAGCTCTTTCAAACTCTTCTTCATAAACAGCTTTTAACATTTGTATTCTGCTAGGCGCTCTTTTTATTGCTATATAATAAGCTAAACCAGCAGCTAAACATGGGTAAAAACGAAATGGTATTTCTAAAGTGTTCGTAAAATTGTCAGCATCATCCATTCTTGTTAAAGCATCAAAGTACAAAACATCTGTGCTATTTTCTGGAAGGGGCCATATTTTAAGATTAGGAGTTATTTGCCTATCTAAAAAGAATTGAGTTGGTCTACCTGTGGTAGCCTTATTTGGTATTGCTAAGTAAGTATCTCTGCTTATTCTTTCTAAAGAATAATAAATTCCACTTCTTAAAACAGACATAGATAAAATGTCTATAATGTTTGTTCCTAAAGAATATTCTCCATCACTAGCTGTTAACGCTTGTGTGGATTGAGTAATAGTCCATTGATTTAAGCCTCTATTAGCCCATTCCGCTAACATAATGTTTAAAGACCTTTTCGCTGATTTAAGGTCATAACCTGTTTTAACCTCTAAGCCACAACGCTCAAAAGCTTCTTCAATGTATTCTACTACATCTAATTCAAAATTTACTGACCCAGAAACTGCCATTGTTTACCTTTCTACGACTGAGTAACCGCACCTTTTGTTCTTTTTCTTTTTTGTGGCATAATAGCACCACAGCCTCTTGCTACAGCCGTTCCTTTTACATTTTTTCCTTTAAATTTTCTTTTAGGCTTTGTTACTTCTCCACCATATCTTAAATTTTTTACCGTCGCTTTTTCCGTGTTTTTGACGACTGTTTTACCTTTTGAACCTTCTCTTTTTTTCTTTCGGGCTGTTTTTGCTCTTTCTTCTTTTGAAAGCGACTTGGCTTTAGCCATTGGAAGGCACCTGTCAGGGCGTTCTTTATTCTTTGAAGTACCGCACTCACCTTTAATTTCACCATCTGTTCCTATCCTAACCCATTTTTGATCTAACCATTTTTTTAATTCACCCATTATGCTTTTCTGCCTTTTCTTTTCCCACCTTTAGATTTTTTGGCATAGTTTGGGTCTTTGCAATATTTTGAAGCAGCAAGGTTTGCATAAGCTGATGGGTATGTATCAAAAGTTCTTTTCGCCCATGCTTTTCCTTCAGGACAAATTTTACTTCCTTTACTCTTACTAGAAGCTTTACCGCCTTTTTTATAGTAAGTTAAACCTTTAGGCATATCGTTAGGTGGTTTAGATATTTGTTGTGACATTTGACTTCTACCTATAGCCATTTAACATCTCCATCTTTTTCTTGCTTGCCGTAAACGGCTGTTAGGATCTTTTGCTGCTTTAGGAAACTTTTTCATTTGACCAGCAGAACGAGCGCAATAAGACTTTCTTCTTTTTGCATCCTTACTTCCAGCCTTTACCTTACCAGTAACGGCTGTTTTTAATTTAGATCCGGGGTTTTTCTTTCTATAAGCTTTTACCCCAGCCTTAGTCATTCCAGCCCCTTTATCTGTGGGACGAAAATTCTTCTTATTTCTTTTTGGCATTTCTCCTTTAGAAGCCATAATTAACTCCTATGCAAAGAAGAAACTCATCATATCAATTGTTCCAACAGTATATTTAATAGTCAAACCATCTTTAAATAATATACCTTCAGAAGGAATAGTGTTGTCTAATGTTGTATTATCTGTCCCAATTGTTCTTGCTTTAAACAAAGTAGTCCCACTTTCAGGAGTTCCATCAATAAAATCTATAACTCCTGCAGTTCCACCAGAGACTATTGAATAGCCTTTTAAACGTATTCTTGCACCACCAGCAACAGACTGTGCAGCACTTGCAATAGACCCTACTTCAATATTAGCTGCAAATTGTGCAGAGCTTGTAACAGAAGTAACTGTTTTAAAAAATGTAGCTCCATCAACAGCTTCAGCGGAACCAGTAGAGGTAATGACTTCTGTAACAGCGTTATCAAAAACATCAGTACCTACTATGGTATTGGTCTTTCCATTATCTCCAGTTCCTGCAGTTGTAACACTTAGCACTCTAGCCCCACCTGAAGCAAAAGAAGTATTCGCTAGTGTCGCTGTGGTGTTTGGTCTAGCAGCAGTAACAATAAAATTATCGTCGGCAGCAACTTCATCACTTATAAACGATACTTGTACGTCTGATTGTATACCCATATTAATCTCCTATAGATGAGGGAGGGGCGTTAACCCCTCCAAATTAAACATTAGGCTGCGAAAACAAACGTACCTGTAGTACCTGCACCAAGACTTTGAAAGTTATACGAAACATTCCAAAGACCTGCTGTTGTACAAGTGAAGTAGATGTAAGAACCAATGCTAAACAAGTTTGTTGCTGCGTTAGCAGGAGTATACTTTAATAGAGTTTCTCCGGCTGTAGATGCGTCAAACGTAACTGCACTACTTGTACGACTCTCTATAATGCTACCTGTTTCATAAGCATCGCTACCTGCACAATCAAAGCTTAAAAATGCTGTACCACCAGTAGTGTCTACAGACTGAGCGTGTACAACAACCACTCCTACTGTGGCTGCAGGAAGAGTAGTAACCTGTTGCGCTCCTCCAGTAAAAGGATTGATGTTAATTCCAGCAACATAGGTAACAGTTCCAGATGTGGCTTTAGCGGTTACAGTTAAACCTTTTAAAGTTGGAAATCCACCAGTAAGGACAGAACCAGCTACGGTAAGATTACCACCCACAGAAGCATTGTTTGAATAAGTTGAATTTGTTGTTACAGCGCCTGTAGTGGCATTCTTTGTAATGTCCAAAAATCCGTTTTCAGAACGGACTGCACCATTAAAAGTTGAAGTACCCATATGTGTCTCCTCGTCTGGGGTTAAGTCAGTTGCACCATGCAACTGTCGGGGAATAAGTTCTTATACAACAGTTTAAAACAAAAAGAAAGGGGCGAATAAATCGCCCCCTTCAATAAATCGAACAAATGTNTGATTTGTTTACGCTGCTCCGGGCGAACCGAATACACAACGAGGATCTGAAAAGCCAAAAGAATATCTNTCTCTAGCTTTAAATCTCATGTTTCCAGTATCAAAATCTGCTTCCATATTGGTTGCAAGAGNNGAACGCTCAAACAATTTAAACCCATTTGGAGAGTCTGTTTTAATAAAGAAAGCGTCTGTATCTGTTAAGAAGTGATTAACAGTATATCCATCTGGAACCATTCCCATGTTCCGATTTGCGTTGATATCATTATCAGCGGTTCCGGGACGTAGAGTTGATTCAAGAAGACGATCAGCAATAAACTGAAGCTGTGGTGGCACAATAAGCTTCATGCCTCGTAAGGCAATAATCATATTACGCTCATCAACAAATGTTGATATACTTATCAAAGCATCTTCAAGAGATGTTTCGTTAAGGTCAGCAGCAGTTGACGGCTCGTTAGAGAAAGTTCCACCACCGTTTAGTGGGTGAACAGCCGAACAAAGCTCAACGCCATCACCACCAGTAAAACTAGAGCTAAACGCATTGTTTAGTGTAGCTGCAGCTTTTACTTGCTTTGTGTGAGCCATTGAACGAGCAAGAGCCTTTGTATAACGAGCGCCTAAACGATCATAAAGGTTATCTTCAATTGCTTCTTCAGTTAGTGCGAAAGCGAGAGCAATTGTTTCATGCGTGTAACGAGCAGTATACGCTTCGTTAGCAGAATCAAATGATACCCCTGCACCTTCAGTTTTTGTTTGAGCATTGCCAAATCCTGATAACATTACTTCTTCTTCGAATGCACGATCTGAAGTTTCTGTATCATAAATTTCTGCATGCTCGGAGTCATAGTTGTCATACTCCATTCCAAACAGGGCGTTTAGACCCGGTTCCAACTCTTTTACAAGTTGCGCTCTTGATATAGCCATATTACTGCCCCTTTACGCTAACCCAGCGCCTTTAACGCCGAATATGTGATTTTGAATAACAACTCTTACGTTTGTATGAGCCGAACCTACATCTGAATTTTCAGGATCCTCTGAAATATCAATCGCTTTTAATGGAAAAGTAGTGGCTGTTCCACCATCTGTTACTTGCAATTCAGCACCAGAAATACCAGTAGTGGTAGAACCTGCAGTAGTATAAACGATATCAAAGTTTCCAAACAAATCAGCAATTGGGAAAGCTATAGCTGCTTGAATTTCAAAAACGACCATAGGGTCATCAATGACGAAAGCAATTATATCCGCAGCAGCAGTGCTTGCAGGATAATGATTTGAAAATCTTTGCTCTCCTGTTGTGGGGTCTGTAAATGAACACCCATTAAACACACCAACGATAGGTACTGTTCCACCATCAGCGTGTACTTCTACACCACCGCCTGTAACCATAGCCACCATATCGCCTTGAAATATGCTAGTGTCATAGTTATTAGCAATTCTGTATCGGTTTTGTCCTCCAGTATAAGGGGTTCCCCCTATCCTGCTTACAGGACGCATTCCGAATGCGGCATCTTTATTTGCCATTTCTTATTACTCCTTATTATTCTGAGAGCCAAAACTCACAGAAGATTTACGTTGTGGATTTAGTTTCGGCATATTGGGATTGTTTTCACGCATCCAATCACGATCAACTGCTTCCATTTGATTTTTAGCCATTTGGCTATAATGTTCATTCCGCTGTTCTACAATTTCATTAGGTATTCGAGCTAATAAAAGCCCTCCAACGCCAATACAACCAGCGTTCTTACCTTCGTCAATTACAGGAGCGTCAAAATCTGGGTATTCATCAGCACGAACTAATTCGTAGCCTTCTCTCCGTTTTTTGTGAATATTGTTACGGTCATCAAAGTCCATAACGCTTTCACGAATCCAACGATGCTTATATCCAATTGGAGCCTCTGGAGACTCTAATGTTGATGGAGCTTTCCATTGGGCTTTTCTTTCAGTTTTTTCACGAGATACTGCCTCTCGGTTAGTTCTATCAGCCATATTTAACTCCGTTTATTTTCTAGTTTCGCTACTTCTTTAGCGTAAGTTTCCAAAGGTATTCGCATTTTGTTAGCAAATGCCACTTGCCCCGGCGATAATTGCACCGATTTCTTCCGTCCAGACTTCACAGACCGCCCATTAGGCGCAGGAGTTACGGCTTGGACGCTTGTACGTTTCTCCTGAAACTTGTGAGGAAACTCAACTTTCATACGTTTGTTGATCTCCGAATAATATTCATCAGTAGAAGGATCAAACCCTTCTTCTAATACCAACTGTTCATGCACAGCTTGCGCTCCTCTTGTCATAACTTTATCAGGACCAAACCAAGAGTTTTTAGAAAGCCAAGATTGTAATTTTGGATCTTCTGGTTGAGCTTGCCTTTGAGGTTGTGGTTGAGGTTGCTGCACTTGTTGTTGCTGCTGCTGTTGCTGTTGAGCTTGCGTTCTAGCTGATTCACCTTTTTGAACTCGTAGTCTTTCTTCTTCAACAGCAAGTTTAGACATAATTTGTTGAGCTTGAGCCATCTTTTCTGAGTCGCCAGCTTCATGCGCTTGTTTATAAATTTCTTTAACTTGTGCAGATTGACTCTTAATGCGATTATCGTACTCTTTTATATAGCCTTGATCCAATTGACCTAGCTTTTGCTTTAACTGTTGATTTTCTTGTTCTTTTTGTTGTGCAAAGTTGTATGCAGCTTCAGCTTCTTCAATTGCTTGCTTTCTTTTTGCAGTTAATTGATTAATACGCTTTTTTACATTGTCGCTATATGATTCAAGCTCTTCGCCTGATTCTTCATCTCGAACATTTGTTCGGGTTGATCCAGAACTTTCTTCAGAAACTTCAACGCTTGTTCCTTCGGAAAGATCATCTTGATCTATCTCAACAGAAGTATCCTGTTCTTCTTCTACTAAATTTTGAGCTTCACTAGACATATTTATATCCCTTTGTTTACTTTATACATACGAAACGTCTGATGGGTCAAGTATTGTTGCAATAATATTGTCATCATTTATCAGACGAACCTCAAGTCCTTCCACTTTGAACCTATTTCCCGCATATCTTCCCATAAGAACCCAATTTTTCTCATCACAGTAGGCACCAGATGGGAATTTATCAGAGTCCTTATATGCGTCTGGTCCAAGCTTTACGACATAAGCAGCGACTGTAGCGAAACTTTCCTTGTCTCTTATGTCATCTGGAATAAATACGCCTCCCTTAGTTTGCTGTTTCATGTAATATGGAATAACAAGTATTCTCCAACCTGTAGGTTGCGGAAGTCTTTCGAGTGTTGAGTTTTTAAAAGTTGAAGGGTCTATAGAATTTTTTGATTCTTCTATTTTAGGAAATGCTTTTTCAACTGCTTTAGGTATAGGACTTGAAGCTCCTATAACTTTTTTCTCAGGAACGTAAAATTTCTTAGTCATCTAAATCTAAGCCTTTCATCGAGGAAACAATTAAATCTTCAACATAGGTCATTCCTCGTATTTGACCCACTGTGAACCGATACGTTTCTATCGTATCGCATGAACCACTCGCCAAAGCCTCCGCAAAGTCTTGTTTGCGCTGGCGAATGTCTTTTAAAAGATGTTCCGCTAAAACTATAGCGTCCATATATATACTCCTTTTACCATACTATAACAATATTTAGTATAGTAAAGCGTATATTACCATAATACAATATTAAACCTGACGCATTTTTTCCACTAGACGTTTCGATCTTTCGCCAACTTGATTGTACCANCGTGAGTCAACCATCTCATCCGCTGCCTTGTCCCACTGTCGAGCATCAACATTTCTCTTCATGCCTTGAAATGATTTCATTCTTCCCAAACCCATATTAAACAACATATTTGCTATAATTTCTTGTACAGTCTCAGGAAGATCGTCAAAGTCATTGTACAGCCTGTAACAATCTTTCTGTACGCTTTCTAAGTCTTTTTCAAAACATTCAATAACACGCTCGTCTGTTACAGGCGTACCAACAGGCTGACCATACTCAGGATCGCTCTCAAGAATTAAGTGACCAATTCCGTGTGTGGGTAAATTTAAGTGATCTAGATAAATGACGTACTTACACCCTTCATCTATTTCCAGCTGTTGTCTTAAACGATCTATATTCATTTAATTTTCCCTTCTTCTATTCTTTTCTTTTCTCGTCTTTGACAAGTAAGACAAACTTGTCTCATCTGTCTCCATTTTTGTTCAATCGTATATATCCAATATACTTTTCTTGTTTCTCCACAAACGATACAGTCTTCTTCTTCTATTTGGTCAAGCCTTTCGTTTTCTCATACGAGCGCAATCCACCAATGCCAAGTAATCCTCCCAAAGTCGTGAGGAGCGTACTCATGTCAAACTCAGGTAAATCGGGTAGTGATATTTTAAACACACTTAAAATAAAAATTAATAAAGGCTGCAAGACAAAGTGATACGCAAAGGCAATTCCGCAGACCCACCCAACAAATGGGCGCCAGCCACCTTTAAACAAAGAACCTGACGCTGCCTCCGCTTTGTTTATCTCTAACTGTGCAAGCAAAGCCTGTTGAGCGTGAGTATCAGCCATCGTGCTTAGTTCAAAAGCCAACTTAGCTTTTTGATCCTTGTCTTCTACAAACTTATCAAGAAGACCCGTTACAGGCCCTATAAGACTAGTTATTAGACTCATTTGAAACCTCCTTTGGTGAGGCTGCAATCGTAAAGTTTACACTAAACGAGCGTCTTTCTCCAACAGTTTTAAACGGATACACACAATGATGCAGGTGTGCAGGAAAAACAATAAAGTGTCCTACTTTTGGTTTCATCAGAAAATTAGACCCTGTGTGATTGGCTGCATGACCATAGACAAACTGTATATGACCGTGTGATGGGTGGTGGTTTTTATCGTCTTCTTCCCACTCTTCCTCAATGCCTTCAGGCAATTGTAAGTAACCAACACAAGAAAGCATTGAACCCAAATGCACATGGATAGGGTTGTACTCATGCTCAAACTGTCGAACAAACCAACTGCTTGCTATATCTAATCGGTAGTCTAAAAGATCGGGAGTTATATTTCTTGTTCCCATAGATGTATAAAGTTCTGCATGACTTTGATACCGCATCAAGAACGAACCCATTTCATCGGTCCATGCCTTATTTAAATCATCATTCCACTTTAACTCTTCTTTTACTTTACCAACAAGATTGCCAGACCAATCCTCCATCTTGTCGTCTATAGCGTTATTGCACTTTTCAATAAACTCATCAGACATTTTCTTGTAGCCTAATATTGGGCTAAAAGGGGTAAGTATTTCTTCATCATTTTTAGGATTGTATATATTTGCCATCGTCGAGCGACTCCTCTAGGTTTTGTTTAAGTTCTTTTTGATCGTAATTCGTCTAAATTCTTTTCTTTTGTTCCTCCATCATATTTCCAAGCATACCCTCTGTATACCATCTCTGTGTTAATATTTGTATCACCACAATATATAGAGCCAAGCATACGACCATACTTGCCATCTTTCTCTGTTTTAACACGCAATCCAGAAGTCATTCCATCTGTTAATCGCCTTGTTAAAAACTCTTTAGCTTCTAGCCCCATAGCTTTTTCTTCTAAATCTTTTGTACGACTTTCAGGAGTATCTATTCCTGCCAAACGAACTCTTTCTTTCTTAGTCAAGTCAAAACCAAGATCAATTAAAATATCTATAGTATCACCATCAACAACTCTTACTATTTCTTTAATGGCGTATTCATACATTATCTATCGCCTTTTAGTTGTCTTTTTGTTTTTTAACACGGACTTCAGTGTCTTAGCTTGACCTGCATGAGTTTTAGAAGCTTTGTTCAAACCTTTAATAACTTTCTTAATCTTTCTATCACTCATAATTATTTTCCCTTTGATGCCCAGCCAGCTACAATGCCGACTATACCTGTAATACTCATTTGCAGAAGTTCGATCACACTTGAGTCTAAATCTCCACCATTTTTATTAGCTGTCATAAACTCGTCTACAATAATCAATCCAAGTATTCCCATCAAAGAAACACCCATTATACAGATCGTGATATCTTTTATATTCTTCATTTTTTATCCTTTTATTTATCTAAAAAAAGAGGCTGTACCAAAAGGACTTAGATTCTGATTTGGTGGTGATTGCATTGGTTTTGACACTTGATTTTGAGACATGGGATCTAAACCACCTTGAAATTGATTCATAAAACCAAATGGACTACCGATGTTAGGGGTCATAAAGTCAACGGCAGGACCACCCATGCCACCTCCAAAAAGACTACCAAGACCTCCCCTTAATCCACCACCACTTAAACTTAAATCAGGAAAAGTTTGATCTGTTAATTGTTGAACTTCCTGAAGATAAGGTTCAATTTTATTTCTTTTTTCTTCTTCCATTTGATCAGATATTTGCCCTAAAAGAGGCATAAGATATTGTCTAATTGGCAGATCGCCCATTATTCCTTGACCGCCTGCCATGGGTTGA